AGTCAATGGAAAGAAAACCGAAGTGTCAATTGAAGATGATTGTCAGAGAATTTTGAGAATTTGTGAATAAGGGGGTTGACAATAGGTACCACTTTTTGTTAGGATGGACACATGATGATAATTAATAATTTAAAAGGAGACTGCTTATGAATTATTCTGTAGGTGATGTAGTGACTGTTGATGGTCAAAACATCAAACTTCAAGCGAACAAGATAGAGTTCTTAAATGCTCTATCTGAAGCGTATCCAGACCAGATGGTCTTTTCAAAGGAAGAACTAGATAACTTTGGTTCTACTCCTTATTGGGTTTACTCTAAAAAATATCCTTTTAGGGCAAACGATGATGCAACTGTTTTTGATTTAACACCACTTCTAAGTAGTGGTTATAAATCTATTCCGTTGCCAAAGAAACCTGTTGTAGTTAAATCTACTCCTGTTTCTAATATGCCAGTTGCTGCTCAAACTGAGAGTGTCAACTTGTTAGAAGACAATGTAAAAATTGTTCCTGAAAAAATGTCAAACTATGTTCCTTTCGGACATTTCAAAGATGTGAAGAACATTATCTCTTCGAAGATTTTCTTCCCTGTCTTTGTTACTGGTCTTTCAGGTAATGGTAAGACACTTATGATTGAACAGGTTTGTGCTCAACTGAAGAGAGAACTTTATAGAGTCAATATCACTATTGAGACCGATGAAGATGATCTAATGGGTGGTCACACTCTAGTCAATGGCAACATTGAGTTCAGAGAGGGTCCTGTTATCAAGGCAATGAGAAAAGGTGCCGTACTTCTTTTAGATGAAGTCGACCTTGGTTCTAACAAACTTATGTGTTTACAATCAGTTCTTGAAGGTAAAGGTTACTTGATCAAGAAAACTGGTGAGTGGGTAACACCTGCACCTGGTTTCACAATTCTTGCAACTGCAAACACTAAAGGTCAAGGTTCAGAAGATGGTAAGTTCATCGGAACTCAAATCATGAACGAAGCGATGCTTGAAAGGTTTGCGATCACAATGCAACAAGAATATCCTTCAGTCAACATTGAGAGAAAAATTCTTTCGAAAGAAATGGAATTGACTGGCGAAGTTGATAAAGAGTTCGTTGAGAAACTTGTCGATTGGGCAGACATTATCAGAAAGACCTACTATGAGGGTGCTATCGATGATGTCATTACAACAAGAAGACTTGTTCACATTGTCAATGCATTCAGAATGTTTGGCGACAAACTTAAGTCAATCACCATGTGTATTTCAAGATTCGATGAAGAGACTAGAAATTCTGTTCTCGATCTTTACACAAAGATTGATAGTGGTGTCGATCTAAATGAAGAAAACCCTGTTGACGAAACAGAATCTTCAGAGTATAATGAAGACTATGATGTTTAAAAAGAGACCGACTATCGATTACAAATACAATGAGGACCAACTCCTAAAGGAGTTGTCCTCATACATCGATGCGACCTATCAAAAACATTACAGTTTAAACAAATACCAATCCACTGAATTTATAATTGACAGTGGACATGGTGAGGGTTTTTGTATCGGCAATATTATGAAATATGCCCAAAGATACGGAAAGAAAGGCGGCAAAAACAGAGACGATATAATGAAAGTTCTTCATTATGCTTTGTTTATGCTTCATGTACACGATAAAGAAACAAAGGAGGCTAAATCGTGATGAAAATTAGTAATGATACTAGAAATATCCTGAAAAACTTTTCTACTATCAATAGTGGTATAAGTGTTAAATCGGGAAATAAATTAGAGACAATCTCTAATATGAAAAATATACTTGCAGTTGCAACTGTAGACGAGTCTTTTCCACAAGACTTCTCAATCTACAATCTACCTGAATTCTTAGGTGCAACTTCTTTATTAGAAGATCCAGACTTTCAGTTTGGTGATGCAAGTCTAACTGTTGCAGATAATAATTCTGCTATGTCTTACTTCTATGCAAGTGAGGGTATGGTAACTTCACCAGAGAAAATGGTAACTATGCCAGATGCAGAAGTTAGCATAGACATATCTTCTCAATTGTTATCTGATTTGAATAAAGCGGCAAGTGTTCTTGGAGTCAGCGATCTAGTTTTAGAGTCTGACGGCACCAAAATGACACTTACTGTTAAAGATAAGAAGAATGCAACATCAAATACTTTCAGCAGAATTGTTGGAGAAGGAAATGGTGTTAAGTTCACTTTCAATTTTAAAATTGAAAATCTTAAAATCTTAGATGGTAATTACGAAGTCTTTGTATCTTCTAAAGGTATTTCAAACTTTAAGAACAAAGATGTCGACTTAGAGTATTTCATTGCATTGGAACCCGATTCAAAATATAATGTTTAACACTAAATACATTTGTGTGAATAGAGTTCCAGTCTCTGCTCTAATCTCGGGAGTCAATCTATCTCATCATCATACTAGGGTGATTGGCGCTCAAAACTCGGTGGGGAGTTTTGTCCTATGAATGAATTTTTATTCGTAGAAAAGTATCGTCCTCAAACAATTGAGGACACGATACTTCCTAAATCAATCAAAGACACCTTTAAAGAATTTGTAAAACAAGGTGAGATTCCAAATCTCATGTTATGTGGTTCTGCTGGTGTCGGTAAAACAACAATCGCAAAGGCACTTTGTAATGAGTTAGGTGCTGACTTCATTGTGATCAATGGTTCAGATGAAGGCAGACTTATAGATACACTCAGAACAAAGATCAAAAACTTTGCATCTACAGTCTCATTGGGTGGTGGATCTAAAGTCGTGATCCTTGATGAAGCAGATTACATATCTGCTGACAGTGTGCAACCTGCACTCAGAAACTTTATTGAGGAGTTCTCCTCAAATTGTAGATTTATATTCACATGTAACTACAAAAATAGGATCATACCACCACTCCATTCTCGAACAACTGTTGTAGACTTCAGTATTACACCACAACAAAAACAACAACTTGCAGGCGAGTTCTTAAGTAGACTTAAAGAAATATGTTCTACAGAGAACATTCAGTTTGAAGAAGCAGTACTCGCTGAACTTATTATCAAATTCTTTCCAGACTTCCGTAGATGTCTGAATGAAGTTCAAAGATATGGTGCAAGTGGTGTTATCGATAGTGGTCTATTATCTACACTATCAGAAGAGAAACTAACACCATTAATAAATATGGTAAAAGACAAAAATTTCAAAGGCGTAAGAAAGTGGGTTGGTCAAAATTCAGATAACGACTTTAACACTTTGTATAGAAAGGTGTTTGATGCATTAGAAACTCAATTAGAACCTGCATCGATACCTGCTGCCGTATTGATCATTGCAGACTATCAATACAAGGCTGCTTTTGCAATGGATAGTGAGATTAACTTTGTTGCATGTCTCACTGAAATAATGTCGGAGTGTAAATTTAAGTAATGGGTAAAATAAGACAAATTATTAGGAAGTGGATTGACAGAATGGTTGAGAAATCATTTCAAAGACAAGCAGATAAACTTTTTATGAAACATCAAGTTAAAACTACAGAAGGAGATAATACATAATGGGACAATATCAAGATAAAGTAGAAAGACAAAGACTTCTCTTAGAAGCAGAAGAGTGGGCAAAAGGTGTATCAGGTATACATGCACACTCTTTAAGTAGTATGTGGTATGACACAAGACCACAAGACACTGAAGATGGTAAAGGTGTCGTTGACAGAAGTTTTTATAGTGGACTTATTGAAAGAACATTGGATGATGGTTCAATCGTATACTTTGGAAAAGAACTCAAAGGTGATGAACTTATCGATGCATACTCAAGAGCTACACAACCATCTGCGACACAATCCATTCTTAGGTAATGTCTAAAATTAATCCATTTGACTTTGTCAAGTCAGTCTCATCATCCAAAGAAAACATCATGGTTGATGAGATTGCAGAGAAGTCATATGCACCTTTTCTAGTGAATAAATCACTATCCTATCATGAGGATGCAGTGTTTCTATCTAATGAAATGAACTGTCATCATGGTGTAGACAATCGTCTTCAATACCTCTTTTTCCTAAATACTCTTAGAAAAAGAAATAGGTTTTCCAAGTGGGAAAAACCCTATTTGAGTAAAAAACTAGACACTATAAAAGATTATTACGGAATCTCTATAAAAGAAGCTAAGGAATATCTACCATTGGTGTCTGACAAGTATTATAAAGAATTGAAAAAGAGAATGGAGAAAGGTGGAAATGGATGATGTTGAAAATCAAGTTCAAGACCTCGTAGAGGTTACATTCCCTGAAAAAGACGACTTCCTAAAAATAAGAGAAACACTATCTAGAATAGGTGTTGCCTCTCGCAAAGAACAAGAATTATTCCAATCATGTCATATCTTACACAAAAGAGGTAAGTATTACATAGTGCATTTTAAAGAACTGTTTAAGTTAGATGGTAAACCCACTAACATTGATGAGTCTGATATAGGTAGGAGAAACACAATAGTGTCTCTTTTGGAACAGTGGAAACTGTTATCAATAGTAGATGCAACAAAAGTTGAGTCTCCGAAGACACCTTTATCACAAATCAAGATTATTCCATACAAGGAAAAATCAGGGTGGAAACTGACGACTAAATACAGTATCGGAACTAGTAATTAGATAAATACATAGAACCAAAATATATGGGGGAAATTATATGTTTCAAGGTATAATAGACTTTATTATGGGAATATGGAACCTTCTAATGATTGTTCCAGTAGTAATATCAATTTGTAGTGTAATTGTTGCTTTAACACCTACACCACATGATGATAAGTTATGGGCTAAAGTATACAAATACTTAGAAGTTCTTGCACTTGCAATTGGTAAGGCAAAGGACAAAAACCCATTGTTGGATAAATAATTAATTAATTATATATTATTATAGGAGAAGATTATGGACTTTTTACTAGTAGTAGGTTTTATAGTCGTGGTTGCTCTAATTGCACATTTCACCAAAAAAGGTGACAATGTGAAGGTAGACATTACTCCTGCAGTGAAATCCAGTTCGTCACCTTCTTCAACAGAGTTGAAGAAAATGACTAAACAACAACTCTTAGACCTTGCAGATAAGAAGAGTCTAAAAGTTAAAAAAAGTGGAACGAAGGCAGAAGTGGTTAAAGCAATTAGCTCACAACTTAAATAACTTCAAACCAAAATTAGAAAGGGGTCTTACGACCCCTTTTTTTTTATCTTAGGGATAAAAAGGATTGTGTCTGATATAATCAGGTAATTCCATTTTCTTATTTTCCCTTACAGTGTTCTTCACACTAGAAGTAAGGTGTTTTTCCCTAAGAGATTTTTTGACTGCTCTTATGAAGAGCATAGTTTGATATTTAGTCATAACATCTCCTTTTCAAAAGATGCGTTCCTTCGGTATCATTACCTACTTCCGTCTGATTGCTCAGATGAACGAGTAATGCGTTCCTTCGTCACATTTGACTACTTCCGACCTTAGAAAAAGGTTGAACGATAACAGTATTTATATAAATAACAGTATGGAATATGTGTTTGAATTGATTACGGAGTTAGGATTTCCTGTTGCAATAGCAATAGTAATGGGATTTTTTATCTTTACAGTCATCAAACAAATACTCGAAGGTATAGTTGACGATATAAAAACACTTACAGGTTTTTGTAAAATGTTAGAAAATCGTGCAAGAACTATGTCTAACGAAATGATAAAGATAGATATGTTAGTATCGTCTGCATTAGAATTAAGACCTGATATAGAGAGGGTTGCTCGTGCAGAAAACTTTGTTGAAGATGGAAAACTAGATGTGAGAAGAGACTAATGGAAGAATTAGATTTAATAACCTTAGTATCTCAATATGGTTTTCCTATTATACTAGCACTTGGTCTAGGTTACTTTATATACTATGTGTGGTGGTTCATTGGTGAACACATAGAGCCCGAAATTGAAAAGATGCATTTTGCATTGATAAGAGTAATAGACCAAACTAGAATGTTAGACCAAGACCTCATTAGACTACAACAAAAGGTTGATGTAGTTTTAGAATATAGAGAAAACGAAAAAAAGAGGGCAGTCGAAAAAACCAATGAAAAAAATCGTAGTAATAAGTAGTTTGTTTTTGACACTAGGTGTCATTGCAGATGAAATTAAATTTGGATTTAAGAATCCATCCTTCAGTGGAGTCGGAACAGGGGCTCACTATCTTACCATTGAGAACCAAGAGTTTTCAAGGAAGAAAACAATAGAAGATGCACTTGAGTCTGCACGAAAAGCTGCAGAGAGAGAAGCAGAAAACACTACACTTGCAAAATTTATTAGAAATCTCGAATCGAGAATCTATGCTCAATTTGCAAAACAGTTAGTGGAATCTATGTTTTCAAATGATAATCCTGCATCATTCGGTTCATTTGTATTGGAAGGAAACACCATTACATGGAACTTAGAAACAGATGAAGCAGGTGTAGAATTTATAAGACTTACCATTGTTGCAGAAGATGGAACAACAACAGAAGTTGTAATACCAGTTGGAACAGGGAACTTTGGACAAGACCCTGATGCAGGTGGAGATTCATCAGGTGGTAGTTAGAGTTTTACTTGCACTCACTTTACTTATCAGTGGGTGTGCATCAATTCCAAGATATTCTGATGACCCTCAGGAGTGTAATCCTGCTACATGGGGTGAAGAATATAACCATGATGTATGGAATTATGCAAAAGCAGCTGGACGAACTTTTGAAAGAGTAATCCCTTTTATATGTAAAGATGAAGCAGAAGTTGTAGACCTTCCATCTTACTTACAATTATTAGAATTACCACCTGCAGAAGAAATGCCAATAGTTGCAGTCTATAGTTTTTTAGATAAAACAGGACAGAGAAAGTCAGTAGATAATATTGCATCTTTCTCAACTGCAGTTACACAAGGTGCAACCGAAATGGTTATTGATGCATTTAAAACTGCAGGCCAAGGAAAATGGTTTAGAGTTGTAGAGAGAAATGGTATAGACAATCTTGTCAGAGAGAGACAAATTATTCGAAGTGCAAGACAGGACTATGCAACTGCAACTGGGGAAGACCCAAAAGGAATACAACCACTTCTATTTGCAGGAATGATAATAGAAGGTGGGATTATAGGATATGACACCAACATAGTCACAGGGGGAAGAGGCGCAAGAACCTTGGGTATTGGTGGTGCAAGACAATATCGTAAAGATGTTGTCACTATTAGTATGAGAGCCGTTTCGGTTCTAACAGGTGAAGTATTATTAAATGTGCAAACTCGAAAAACGATATTAAGTTATGGTTCTTCAGGTGATATCTTTAGATTCATTGAAGAAGGAACACAATTAATAGAGTATGAGAGTGGAGTGGGAAATAATGAATCAGTGACTTATGCAACACGAACAGCAATTGAAGCTGCAGTGTTGGAAATAGTATACCAAGGACACCATAGGGGTTTTTGGAAAATAGAGGGGTATAACGAAAATGAATAAACTTTTAAGTTTAATTTTATTAATGTCGACATCATTCGTTTTCGCACAAGCCACTGATGATAACGAAATTAAGATCACTCAAACTGGTGACACCTTAAGACTTTACATCGACCAAATTGGTTTTGGAAACAAAATCGGTGGAGACGATGGTAGTTCAGGAAGTTTATCTTCCATGACAATTACAGGTGCTACACTAGAATTTGATTTAGATTTTACTGGGAATTCCAATGTTTTATTTGGCCCTGTAGTTGCAGATAGTTCATACTATAAGTTAGACTTTACAGGTGATTCAAATGAGATTGATTGGAATATCGGTTACATCGGTAGTGCAGACAGTTCTAATATTAACTTTGATGTAACTGGTGATTCAAACACCTTTGACTTAGACCAAGGTTATGTTTACAGTGCTGAAAGACTTGATGCTGACCTGATACTCATAGGTGGTTCAAATGTTTTTGACATCGATTGGGAATCAGATGACTTAGTTTGGAATTTTGACATTACAGGTGGTTCCAATAACATTAATACACTTCAGAATGATGGTGCAGGTAGTATTACCTTTACACATGACGGAGATAGTGCAGATATTGATATCACACAAATCTCAGGAACATGTGTTTCAGGAGCTACAGGTTGTTCATCACCTGATGGTATTATAGTTATGGATGTAACAAGTGATAATGCAATTATTCAACTTACACAAAAAGATTCGAATTCCGATTCTTAATTTATTGTTCATCAGTGGGGTTACTTTTGGTAACCCCATTGGAGACATTCGAGAGTCCACTGGATATGGATTCTTAACTAGAGACAGTGAACAAGTAACCAACGAAGTTGGAAAACAAATACTTCTCAAAGACGAAGCAGAGACAAAAAATGGTAGAATGAAAATCGTCTTTCTTGACGATGAAGTTCTAGACATGACAGAAAACACATATGCTTACATCGATGAAGCATATTACGACCCAAACCCATCTCTATCAAGAATGTCAATTACGATGGCTCGTGGGACTGCAAGATTTACTTCAGGTGCAGGATTAAAGATAAAGAAAGCAAATGTCAATGTATCAACACCAACTGCACAAATCACAATTAAAGGAACAGATTTTACAACAACAGTAGATGAACTCGGAAGAAGTCTCATCGTCCTATTACCTGATACAGACGGAGTGTCTCCTTCAGGTGAAATAGTAGTCTCTAACGAAGGTGGAGAGATTACACTCAATGAAGCATATCAAGCAACAATGGTGAGTAGTTTAGAGACTCCACCAACATCTCCAGTCGTAATTCAAAACATAACTGTTAGTATGATTGACAATATGTTCATTGTGAATCCACCTACAGAAATTAAAAAAGCAGTAGAAGACCAAGCTGCAGATGATTTAGACCAAGACCAAGGAATACTAGATGTAGATTTCTTAGAGTTCAATGAATTAGAACAAGATGCACTTGCAGATTCAGAAGAGGACTTAGAGTTCTCAGAATTAGATATAGATTTACTAAGTGTTGACTTCCTTACTGACCTTCTAGATGTTGTAGATGATTTAACAAAAACTACTGCATCACTCAAAGATGCACAAGCAGGTTCAGGAAGTAGTCAGATTTCACTCAAAGGTGCATCAATCGGATTCAATCCTGATTCACAATACAATGTTTTTGTGCAAGATGGAGACTTATATTTTTACAGAAATGTCAATGGAGTTATCGAAATCGTGATAGTAGGTGACAACTCAGGGTTTATTAACACCACTGTAGAAGGTTATCAGGGTGTTATAGAGTTCGGAAATGGAGACCCAACAATAGAGATTATAATCAACCAATCTAACTAAATATAGATAGGAGGCAACTTATGGATATTTTAAGAAAATTCTTTAAGTGGCATGAAAAAAAGATTGACTGGTGGATGAACCAGTTAGATATAAATTATTACGGAGTAATGTGGATTGCATTCTTCGAGGGATTGATTTTAGGATTATTATTAATGTGGCTATTTTAAATAGTAAAAAGAAAGAACCTAAAGATACACCACTCTTATGGATAGGGTGGTGTATTTTATTTGTCTACACATCTCTTACATTTGGTGATGACAATGTAATCAATATTCAAACACCAACTGCATCTGATGATTTAAACCTTACAATTGAACAGAGAGGTTTTGATCAAGAGGT